AATAATCACAGATGTCAGACAGGTCACTTCCCTTTGCCTCTGCAAGTGCCACGATTGACTTCACCTGTGCCTTTGTTATCATGTCTACTGACTTTTGGCTGTCAGGGTCATTCCTGTTGTCATCCACAGCCAACAGGCCACAGAGTGCGTACTTCCTTGCATAGGTTGAGCATGAGCCGGTTATCTGCGCTGCATCCATGCCCTTCTTTGTCTCCTGTTCCCTTGCGAGTGCCTTTGAGTATTCATCACCTTCAGGTGTATGAAGGACAACTGTTGCCTCAATGTAAAAACGCTCTCCACATTGTGCTATGTCATCCATAAATGTGATGTAACTGTCATACTTCTTCAGAATCGGTTTCAGGTCTGTCAGCATGGATTCAACATTTCTGTATTTGAATCCGCCGAACTCATTGACCATATCTTTCCCGGCTCTGAACTCTTGCTGAATCTCTTTCAAAATATTGTTCATTCTCATTCCTCCTTAATACATCAATTCTCTTGCCTTCTCTATCCATGCATCCCACTCTTCATCACCCCATGTTTCTGTGTTGAAGTAATCTGTTGCCAAGCCTTTTGCCCAATCTCGCATTGATTCCCGGATGTCATCTTCATCCTTCTTCCTCAAAGAATTGTCAATGATCTCGGCAGCCGTTTCAGGATTGTCTGTGTTCACTCCGTATGCATCTGAATCAAAGATGCGTGACTTGTAGCTGTGATACATATCAATTCCCCTTTGCAAAATCGTAATAATTGGTAAAGGAAATCTGTTTCTCCCTCTGCTTTGCTTTTGAGGAACAAAGGTCAATCCGTTCTTCCTGTACCTTCTGCCTGACCCTTCTAATGGTCTCAAAATTCGGCAGATGCCGTTCATCGTGATGTTTCATGATGTCAAGAAAGCTGTCAGCATAAGTGATGCCGTAATATTCTTTGTAAACCATGCCAATGAGCAGATTGTCATTGTCACGGAGTATTGGATAATTCTCAAGCAGATATGTCACCTTCCCTTTCATGGTGTTAAGTGTGTCTGCCATTTCATCCCCCTTTCTCTGTGGGCAATGCCTTTGCACGAAAATACTTTTGTATGCGAATGTTGTTTCTCGTATTGGGATTGATGTAACTTTGATATAACTTTGTTGACATCACCCACAGGCAACCTTCTGAAATAACTTACTCTACTACTACTTATTGAAAGGCCATCAAGGCACAGGTTTTTCGTTTACAACCTCAACGGCCTGACAATCTACATTGGGTAAGATGTGACCGCTGCCAATCCCAAGATCGCAACGAACACAGCAAGTGCCATACAATATCTGAAATGGTCAATGAATGACCCCTCTCTAACTCTGTACTTCTTCATATTCATACCTCCCTGACATCTCTAAATCTTTCACAGGCCTTGCAATTGAATCTGCATCTTCTGCCTGTCTCATGACACAGGCCGGATGTTGTCGGTTCTCCGCCATCATCCCAATATTGGCAATCACAGCACATCATGCCGACCCACGCATCTTTGCGCTCATAAAGAATCGTTACAAGCAATTCTTCCCTTTTAATGTCCTTTATCTCTTCAGAAGATAAAGAGGCAAGGAACTCATTGACACCATTTTCAAGTGTCAGCAAATCCTTGCCTTGTACAAACTTGATTTGAATCATAAAAAATGCACCTCCTTCATTCGTGGTGCAATTTTATCTTAACATCTGTTTAACTCTTCAACTTAATCATAATTTTGGGAAGAGATAACGCTGTTAAAAAAAACCGCACCTATTAACTATTCTGTTCACCTATAATTATAAAGGCTCAAATTAAAATGTCAATAAATAAAGGAGGATTTTAATATGAAGAAATGTTTAATTTTTATCATGGTATTTTGCCTGTGTTTGGCCTTCTGTGCGTGTGGATCAGATGAAAAAACACCATCTGCCCTTCAGCCTTCCGACATCCAATGTGAGGCAACAGATGAAGGCCCTGTGTTCTCTGTCATCTATGATATTGACAACACCGACACAGAACAATGGTCAGGATATGATTCAAAGGAATCTGAAGTGCAGACCGCCATTGACGGAATCAAGGCCTGTATGGATAAAGAAGAATGGTCTGATGATGCTGTTGTGTTTGGATATGCAAAAGAGCCTTTGCTGAAAAATATGATGTACTCATACGGCATGGATGGTGATTATACAGGAATAGCAATGTATCAAATAGGCATTTATAATGACACCTACACATTGCAAGGTGAATTGGATTGATTTCAAGGATATATATATCCAAGTGCCTTGAAAAAATCGCTTAAATCGCAATTTTGAGCCTTGTTTTTTTAGAGAATAAAAAAAGAGGGCCAATTAAGGCCCTCTTAACATTAACACAGCCATGTGGAGGCAAAATCTACTGAACTGACACAATAGTAATCTTCAGTTTTAAGCTGATGGCTGTGTCATGTCCTTTAGTGTGCATTTTCTAAATCGTCAATGCGATGGTTTGCCACTTTGATTTTTTCCTCATGTAGGGAAACTGTTTCCTCCAACTTATAGGTGCGCTCTATGAAGTTATTATGTTTCTCAACTTTCTTCTCAAGCTGTTCAATCCTGTAAAGGGTCTTTGAATTGTTGACCCATACCGCAATGATTGTTGGAATGGCTGCGAAACAGCCTGTTATGATTGCAATCATGATTCCCTCTGTCATGGTCATCACCTCTTGTATGTTTTGGCCTTTGCCAATGATCCTGTACCAAAAGCACCATCAGCGGTCAGGCCAACCTTGGTCTGAAATGCTTTGATTGCTGTTACTGTTTTGTCACCGGCCTCGCCATCGGCTGCACCGCAATTGAAACCGGCCCAATTAAGGAAGGATTGCAATTTCTTGACTTCTGTTCCTCGGTCACCTTTGACAATTGGTGATGCCTTTGTGGCTCTGTAAACAGCACCATTCTGTTTGCCTTTCACACTTCTGTTGTCTGTTGCGATGTGTTCAAAGAACTTCCATGTATGATTTGCCTCGGCAAGATTTCCATCCCCCAGGCCTATCCAAATGTGTGAGCCTTTACCTGAATGCAATGCAACATCCCCGGCCTTTTGGCATTTGTTCAGGCCTGTCTTTTTCCACAGGCTTGATTTCTTGAAATGCGGAATCTGTTCCTGTAAGCCTCTTGGCACTTTGGAATCAATGCCACTATATCTAATGATTGTGGCAGCACCGACATCACAGGATGCACCGGCCTGACATTGCTTTGACCAACTTGAACGCTTTGGGAATACCTTGTTGATAGCCGTTGTGAATGCCTGTTTTGCTTTCCCTTTTGGATAAGTGTATGTGGCCTTCTTTGTTCCTTTTGCGTAAGCCAAGGCTCTCGCTGTGTATGCGATCTTCTGACCGCTGTGCGTTACAAGGTCAGGGAATGCGCCTGTATATCCTGTTGGTGTTGGTGGTGTTGTGCCTTTGTAGGCATTGGCCTTGGCAAAACTGTCCTTGCCGAAGATGCCGTCAGAACTGATGCCTTCTGTCTTTTGGAATACTCTCACAGCGTTATCCGTAGCACCGCCAAAATCGCCATCCACAGCCAATTTCCATGCGGAATGATACCAATTGAGGAACTTCTGAAGATTCTTCACAGAATCCCCTTTTGACCCTCTCTGAAGGGTCGGCTGTGGGATAACACCGCTATATTTGCCTGTCGGCTTTGTCACAGGCTTGATGTCCTCTCTGACATGAGCAAACAGCCATTCAACAAAAGTCATGCACCAAGGATAAGCACTCCCCTTGACCGCATGGCCATAATACCAAGTATTGTATTTGACATTGTTGCTGTTCCTTGGTGATTCCTTGACACCAACTTCGGCCTCGGCTGTTGCTACAAGCATATCAGGTGTAACATTGCTGTTGTACTTCGGTCTGACAAAGTAATTCACATTGCCTTTGACCCTTGTGCGCCTCATGACCGCACCGCCATTGCAATTGTTGCCTGTTGAAGTGTTGCCCTCAATTGTTGTGATTGTGCCATCCTTGTTGACGGAAACAACAATGCCTGTATGGTCTGATGTGCCATTGTGATTGAAGTCAAAGAGAACGATGTCTCCCCTCTTCTGACTTCCCCACTTCACATTCATTTTCTTTTTTATCGCATAATCTCCCATGACAGAGCATGATGCCGTTCTGCATGGAATGATGGATGATGCATTGATTGTCATTACTTCTCCCCCTCAAGCAGATGTTTCACCTTGTCATGGAATGTAAGGTCACCTTTGGCCTCTTCGGCTTTGATTTTTCTGCCAACCTGTGTGCCGATCCATCCGCCTCTTGTCCATGATTGATTTCTCCAATAGATGACCGCAGCCACGATAAGTGAAACAATGGTATAGATAGTGTTGTCCTCAATAGGAACTACGATGCCGAATATTTTCAGCAAATCAAAAACCGCCACTATTAAAGTGACGATTGCCGTGATGATTGTTTCTTTGTTCATTTGGGTTTACTCCTTTACTTCCATTTGCCCATAACGCAAAACGCAATAGCACGATTTGCGGCGGCTAACGAACCGCCCGATGATAAATAAAATTTTGCGTTTGTTGTTCCTTGTGCCGCAATATTATTTACCCAAAAGCCTTGCGACGAATTCGCCGTTGCAATAACTAACGGAGCGGCGGCAAAAGTAAATGGAAAGTTAGGTGTTGTTAATTCTGCACTACGATATCCACCATAGCCCGCTGACTGTGTATTTACAGCAATACTTGCAGTATATTTACCCCAACATTCAGCCGCCCCACTATTCCATTTTCTATAACGCCAAATTCCGCTTGTTCCTTGTTCTACTATATAATCCGTTTTTAGTGTCGCAATGTCCGTCAGTATTTGGTCAAAATTCAAAGCCTTGCTTGATGAATCCTGATTGATGCCCAAAGCCTCTGCAAGTGTTGTTGAAAGTGTTCCCAACTCCATGGTGCTGTAACGCTCCTGAAGTACATCGTATTCAGTACGGACAATCTTGAACTGTCCTGTCATCTGATACATTGGGAATTCCACATTGATGCTGTCGCACAGTTTGCAAGTCTGAAGTGAACGGAACTGTGCGTATTCAGGTGAATCAGACAGCCGTACAAAATCTACTGTGATGTTCTGTGACGGCATATAGGTCTGATTGCCCTGTATGTAGGAAAGCCCGGCAGCCTCAACCTGTGCCTGTGTCGGCTTGGTCTCAAACTTGTCGGTTAGATCAAGAGGGATGCACCTTGTTGTGCCATTGAATGTTGGATAGCTGACAGTTTGCATTGAGCCTTTGACCACAACGTCATTGCCGTTTGTGTCCTGTCCTGTCCAATACGGAACACAGGCATTGTAGGTGTCGCTGTAATCAACTTCCTCTGTGTAGTCTGTGAGATTCACTCCGTAACGGATCGTGAAGGATTTCAATGACCCTCTACTTGCCCACAGTTTAACTGTCCAAGTATCCCATTCATATTCACCGCCATAGGCATCAAGGATTGACCCTTCCATGCCTCCAAGAACTTGGCGCACAGAATGCGGAACTCCGTCACCTGATGCCAAGTAGCCTGTGCTTGTTTTGTCTGTCCAATAGGTGAACGGATTGGAAGGTGTTGCCGCACCGAGCATTGTGAACGCATCAGCAAGGCTGTTCTTGTTTGTGCCTGATACTGTCAAGGCGCATTGCCTGTAACTGATGTGCGTACAATGGAATGTCACGATGCCGTTTATCGGCCTTGAATAACCTACGATGTCAAACGGCTGAATGTCGCTTGATTCGTCATGTTCCACACCGATGATTCTGCCTAATTGGATTCGGTCATAATTTACTCCGTCAATTGGATATTCAAAATCGCATTCGTATATTCCGTTTCGTTCTTCAGTAACAACGCAACTGATACAGTCACGAAGTCTGCCTAAACCATTGGAAGTGAAGGCCGTTTCCGTTTTTTCGTATAGGATAGGAATCATAAAGCCACCTCCCTATACTTTCCACCAACGTGGAGTAATCTCAAGGCTCGTTATAGTGTTGTCATAATTGATTGTATTCGTTCCGCTGACTAACTTCGGCAAGTCAGAGCCTAATGAAACAATGTTGTTACTTGATACCGCTTCGCCACCGCTGAAGAAGTAACACTCGCCTATTTCACAGTCTATATAGTTTGTTTCGGCAAGAATTGACTTTGTGGAGTGCAAGACAATACTAACATTTTTTATAGTTTTTGACGGATTGAAATTTACTGTTGTGCCTGAATTTGTTGTTGTGCAAGAACTTGAAATGTGGATATTAATCGTGCTTGTTGCTGAATCGTATGTTATTGTCTGCGTCATGGTAAAGGTGCCAGTATATGCTCCAATATTAGCGACACCCGTACCAGTCCCCGTTCCTGAAAGTGTTAACGTCGCCGTGTTGCTTATTGTTGCGTCTGTCCCTACAGTTAAAACGATTTCACTCGTTGATGTTATGAACGATGATTGGTATCTTTGCGTTCCCGATCCTGATGATGTGTATTTTTGAAAATTCGGTGCTTTCGTGGTAAATGATGCATTCGTGTCAGCCTTGCTCTGTGATGACATTGATAGCGTTGTTCCCGGAAGTTTTGCATGTAATACTGACAACATTTCAAATGTTGCATTCAAGGTGATTTCATCGCCTATGTTTACACTATCGGAATTAAATGTATATGTCTTATCTACCTCGAAACTGTCATTGTCGGCAACAACAACGTCGCCAAGCACCGCATTTTCAATGTCAATACTGTAGCCATTGAAACTGATATTTCCGTAACCCTTGACCGCAATTAACGGCTCACTTTCAAACAATGTTGGATTGTCAAGTGTGCCTCCGTCCGCAACACTTACCGCCGTTTCGCCTGATGTCAGCCACCGCTGTGGTTTGCAATCAAAGGTGATTTCTGCCTCTCCGGCAATCAGAAGGTCATGCTTTAATTCAAGGCCTCCTGAATAAACAGCCATCCTGTATTCATCAGGATTATATTCATCAGACAGCCTCACATAGCCTACTTTGGAACAGAGCCAATTGCGGAAATTGCTCACCTTGGTGGCAAAATTCGTTTCATTCACATCAAACATCCCAATCTTATAGGTCACCTGAATGTTTTGGAATCTGCCCTGATCTAATGCGAATGTTCCGTTTCTGCCCGGCACTTCTATCATTTCAACAGCTCTTTCAGGTGCATTGAATACACCATCACCTGTCAGATATACTCCATATGTACTTGAGGAAACTCCGTCAAATGTGAAAGTCTTGTATGGTGCTATGCCCATGCCTGTGTCCTCCGTTTCTGCATCTGAATAATCCGCTGTTCTACGGCAGCTGCCAAATCGTTTACACTCATGTTGTCAGAGCCGTAAACATTGACAATCATGTCACCGCCACCACCGACAGCCTGTGCTATGTCACGCATCAAGGCCCTTCTGCCGTAAAGCATCTCATCACCGGCCTCACCGGCACCGAACAATGTTGCGCCATTGAACAGGTAAGGATTCTGCATGGCTTTTTTATGCCATGATACGCTGAATCCTGTTGGATAGGTAAATGTTTTGCCCAATACTGTTTTTGACCCTGTTTTCAGGCTGATTGTTGGTGTCTTGAAATTAATGATTCTGCCAACATTGAACGGAAATTTGCTTTTGATTCCGCTGATGATAGAACTGACTTTGTTCTTTGCGGATTCCAATGGTGATGTGATTGCGCTCTTCACACTATTAAAAATACTTGATGCTATTGATTTGATTCCGCTGAAACCACTTGAGACCGCTGCCTTTATGCCATTTACAACAGATGAAATCTTTGTCTTGATGCTGTTCCAAATGTTGCCCACAGTATTTTTAAGTGTGTTGAAGTTATTTGTCACCGCCGTTTTGATTGCTACAACAACAGTAGTAATGGCTGTTTTGATTGCTGTCCAAACAGCCTTTGCCTTGGCCTTGATGACATCCCAATTCTTATAAAGCAGAACACCAATGGCAATGGCTGCTGTTATGGCTGCTATCACTATGCCAATAGGCCCGGCAAGTGCTGTGAACGCTGCGCCAAGCACAGGTGCAATCATGATTATTGAGCCGATTGCTGACACAATACCGCCGATTATCATAATCAATGGCCCGGCAACAGCCGTGATTCCGGCAATAGCAAGTGCGAATGTCGCAATCTTTGGATGTTGCTGAAACCATGAAATAAGCTCTTGTATCTTCGGCAGAAGATTGTTGCTGATCCATGTTGCCAAATCCGCAACAGCCGGAAGTAGCACAGCACCGATTTCCTCACCCATGTCACCAAGGGTGTTCTTGGCCTGTTGTATCTTTCCGGCATCCGTCTTGGCAAATTCGGCATTCATGTTGCCGACATTCTGCTGAACTACCTCGGCAATCATGGCAGCCTTCTCTTCTTCTGTGCCGTACTTTAGAACTTCTTCCTGTGCCTTTGTGAATGAGATTCCGGCTCTTTTAAGTGCGCCTGTCTGACCCATCATGGCTTTACCGAACAGATTTGCAAGGCCGACAGCATCTTCCTGTGTGCCGTTCATGCCCTTCTGCTGTACAAGCAAGTTATTCAGGGCCGGTAACATGGTATTTACTGTGCCGGGATATTTTGCATATGTTGCTAACTGTTGGGCAGCTGCGATCTGAACTTCATCACCGACAACACCGGCCTTCTGCTGTGCGGATGCCAATTGAAGTGTGGATTGAACAGCCTTCGCACCGACACCCATTCTTGATTTATATATCTCTGTCAGTTTCTGTTCTGCCTGTGCCTGTTTGTTGCTCATTTCAATGAGCCTTGACCCGGCATAGATTCCGGCAACACCATAAACTGACATCGTTGTTGTTATCGTCCGTCCGGCTGCTTTAATCTTGCCTCCGGCTGTCTGAAATGCCTGACCAACAGCCAATACTTGCTGTTTGCCGACAGAGCCGAATCTACGCAGCTCTGCCTCTGCCTGTTTCAGATTGTTCTCGGTCTTGATGATTTCACGCTGTAATTCCCTGTACTGTGCGCTGTTCTTATCAACACCGGCAGCATTCATGTTCTGCTGCATCTGTTTGAGCTGATTCAGCTTTGCCCTTGTCTCTGTGACGGATCTCTGCAACAGCTCAAATTTCTGTTTCAGAAGTGTGGTGTTGCCAGGATTGAACTTCAAGGCCCTGTTGATTTGTTTCAACTCGGCCTGTGTTTTGTTTAGTGTTCCCTGTGTCTTTTTTAGCGCACCATTCAGTTTGGTGGTATCAGCACCAAATTCAATTGTGATTCCTTTTATAAATCCGGCCATTTATATAACCTCAAAACTTGTCAAAGTCTTGTTGACTTGCCTTGTATGGATAATCATATTCATCATTTGCCCTTTCGGTCAGCATATCCTGTACAAGGCCATAGTCTATTGTTTCCAATTCATCTACTGACAGGCCCAATTCCTTACAGCGCAACATGAATAACCCTGTTGTCATCTGTCTTGTGGTCTGTCTCTGTTTCTTTTTAGGGTGTGGCTGTTCCTTCCGCTGAATCCATATACACATTGATGATTTCTTCTGCCGTGTTGATGAATGCCATTGCAGAAAAACCCTCAAGCCATGCGATGAAATCATCTTCATTCAACTTGCCCATGTCGGCCTTTTTTGCCTGATTGTGCATGATGTAAGCCAATCTTGTTACAGCCTCTGCGCCCTCTTCTTCTGCCTTCTGCTCATTCCCTAAAATCGCAAAAAGGTCAGCCTTAAATACCTGTTTATAGCGAAAAGGAGTCGCAGCGTTTGCTGCGAACTCCATTTCATTTCCGTCTATTACTATTGTCTTGAACATGATTTTGCCTCCTTCATGCTTATGTTAGTCCTGAACTGTGGTAAACCAACCTGTGTAAGCTGTGGATGCCGTGTTGGCACACTTTGCCTTGACGATGTTGTCAAAGGCTCTTGGTGATGCCGTGATCTCACCGCTTACTGTCTGAACTTCAATTCCATCCTCTGTGGTGGAACTTTCAATGTCAGGCCTTGCCATCTTGCAATTGTACAGCGCATATCTTGTTGCGTTCTCATCTCCCTCAAACTGAAAGAGTAATGCAAAAGCCTTCGGCTGCACATCTGCGTGTTCATACATCATGCCGGTCTTTGCGCCTGTGCCGACAGTTTCACCCATGATGTCTGTCAGGAATGAATCCGGGATCATAGCCGATTCAAAGTCACCGCTGTAACCATTGTTGGCAATAGCCGTGAAGTATTTGATGTTGTCGGCATAGAAATCATTGGTGTCTCCTTCCGCTGACAGGGAAAGTGAGACCGCACCCGGCCATGCCACAGGTGTGCCATAGGTTACAGATGCTGTGCCAACTGTGACCGATGCATAGTACACATTTTTAAGGCCGTACTGAACTTTATTCGCCATTTATTAATACCTCCATTTCATAGGTGGTCTGAAATAACTTTTCGTCATTAAGAAAATCTGTTTGCTTGTACCATGACAGACCCTTTGATTTGAGAACAGATTCAACAGCGGATTCCGCTGAATCATCCTTCTTCTTGGTGTACAATTCAACAAAGAACTGCCTCTTGTTGATGTAGTTTGAATTATCTGCGTGTGGGTCAGTTTCAGATGGAAAATAGAAAACCACATAAGGTGGTGTTGGTGTTTCACTAAAATGGCTGTACCTGTACGGATAACCGATTGATGAAACCATTGTTGCGATCTCTTTCAATGTCATAACTTACCCAACACCTCCCTCATGTATCTTTCTGAATTTGATTCTTCTACTCTTGCAATTGTGCCTGTATAGTCTGCGTTTTTAGGATAGTGACCGCCATGCCCTGTGGCATGAGGCTTTTCAAGCAAATGTGTAAGCTGATAAATTCGGTTATAAACTGTTTCAGAGAAAGCTGTTCTTCCGTTGCTCTGCTTTTTATGTGACCATCCTCTGCCGTATTGACCGCCTGAAGGCGCACTTCCCTTTAAGTCTGATGTTGTCTGCCTTGCAGCATCCTTTGCTGAAGATTCAACAACTTCAAAGACATGGTCTCCGGCCTCAAGCATGACTTTCCGCATTGCTGCCTCAAATTGTTCAGGCCTTACTCTCATATTGCTCATGCGCCTATCTTCCTTTCAACATACAGCTCAAGGTCATCACCTGTTCTGTATGTCCTGTATATGGCATAACGCTGACCATTGAACTTGCAGATTTCTTCACCCTGATAATCACCAAAGAAAATGGTGAATCTGTATTCAGGATTCAAATCTGTGTCGGCAGCTGCAAAGAATTCACTCTGCGTGATAGAATCAACTTCACACAGAATGGTGCGCTCTGATTCCTGTGCGGATTCATTGCCATAGGCATCAACAGTAATGGTCTGTGAAACCAAAGTAAGAACATCACTCATTGTTCACACCCCAAACTGTATAACCTGTTGCGTTTTGCAACTGTGCCTTCTGTTCATCGTATGAGGCTTTTAATTCATCGTAATTGTCAGGTGCGCCAAATCTCATCCGCACATAGGTCAGTATTGCTGTTGTCACAAGGCTGTCAGGTGTTGTTGTGGTAACAACATCTGATGCCACACCGGCAATGCCCAAATCCAATTTTGCTGCATTGATATAATTGTTGATTTCATCATCATAGGATGTTGTTGTCACTCTCAATGCCTTTTTGCATGTATCAATTAATGCCATTTATTTGGCCTCCTCCAATTTTGTTGCCTCATAGAATCCCCTTGTCACGGCTGCATAACCCATATGCCCGAATTCTATGCTTGGATCAATGAAAATCTTGTATCCGTACTTTCTCGCCCTCATACAGAACGCACAATCCTCACCGACATTTGCCAAAGGTGAAAACCACACCGGCCCTTCCTTCCCGGCAATGTCAAAGAGGCAATCCGTTTTCATCAGCACACAGCCAAAACCACATCCGGCCACCTCTCTGATACCTTCAGGAATGGTGTCCATATTTGTGAAGTGCAATTCACCTTTCTCATCTGTTTCAAGCACATCAAATGCGACAGGTGTAAAAGGTGCTGCCCTTCTGAAGTAAAGGCCTGACAGGACATCTATCTCTTCATGTTCATCAAGCACCCTCATCATGCGCTCAAGAACATCAGGCGGAAATGTCATATCTGAATCAAGCCATAAAATATAGTCAGCATCAATTCTGACAGCATATTCCGCCAACCTGTTCCTTGAATCGTAAATCAAAGAGCCGATGATGAATGAAACAATGCAATCATCAACCTTCTTCAATGTGGTCAAACTCTGTGCAAATCTCGCACTTACCATGTCCATGCATGGTACAGCAATCAGTATCTTCTTCATGATTCTTGCCTCCACTCAATAATCATCCGTTGTTACTTGGTAACCTTGCAAAATGCGTTTGGTGCAACGATTCCCAGGCCGACAAACTGTCTGCCGATAACTCTGACAAGGTCAGAAGTAGCAAGGGTGTTCTCATCAAACTTGAACTGAATGTCCTCGCCATTAGGGAAGTTTGCGAGTGCGCCCTGTTCAAGGTCACCAACGATGACATAAGGCACACCTGTGGTGGCTGCGCTGTATGCCGTGATGGTGTTGTTGAACTCAACAGGAAGGCCCTCAAATGGGTCTGCGCCGTATCCGTTTGCGTACTGTACCTTTTTGAACTCTGCCCATGTCAGCTTGTTCATCATGACAACAGGGTTAGCTGCATCATCAGACAGCTGTGCGATTGCCTGTGCAACAGTATCCATGCCAACTGTTGTCACCTTGATAGCCGGAACAGCCACAGCCGTTGTGGTGGATGCCGTACCTGCTGCCTTGATAAGAGCAATCAGCTCGTCAGCTGCCTTCTTGGCAATCTGATAGGTCAGCTCGTCATAGATGTAACGCAGAAATGCCTCGCCTGACAGGTCAAGTGCTTCGTCAGAAATGGATACCCACTTCTTGATGCTCTTTGCCGGAAGCTCTACAACTCCAAGCACAAGGGTTTCCTCGTCAACAGCAACACCCTCATTGTGTACTGTTGCACCTGTTGCAGAAATCTCAAAACCGACCTTGATGTTGCCCTTCAGGTAAGCCTTACGAACTCTCGCCATGATGCCTTCTCTCTCCCAGGCGGTCTTGACGATGTCATAAACGATTTCAGGAACAGGAACTGTGCCACCTGTCGCATTCTCTGACAGAAGCGCACGGCACTCTGTGTTGTCACCACTCTTGATGTACTCTGCATAAGCATTGATATACTCGTTGGTGTTTCTGATTTCCATATCAGCCATTTTTTCTTCCTCTCTCTTCTCAATTTCTTTTGTCTGCTTGTTAGCAATAACTTCTTCCATTGCCCTCTTTTCTTCGGCAATGGCTGCTTCGGCTTTCTCAATCTCTGCCATGATGGTCTGTCTCTCTTCCATCAATTTGGCACTTCTTGCCTCAAGCTCTTCCGTTGATGCTCTTTCGGTCTCTTCTGCCGATTCTTCTTCAGGCGCATCTTCAGTAGGCTCTTCGTCAGGTGCCTCTGCCTCAAGCTCGTCAACGATGTCTGACAGCTCGGCATCAATTGCTGTAAGCCTTTCTTTCAATTCGTCTAAATTCACTTTAAGACCTCCATGATTTGCTTCTTCAATTCACTTCTGCGTTCAAGGTCTCTCCGCCTTTCTTCCTCTGCCTTTAGTCTCTCCGCTTCGGCAGCCTTCTCCGCCTCCATCACTCCGTGAAAGTGGTCACGCACATGAATTTCCGTTGTTGGGTTAGCCGGAAAGCTAACCGCTGATATATCAAAGACCTTTCCAATGCGGTCTATGATCCGTGTTTTGTTTGCATCGTCAAAATGTTCTTCATCTACTGTGAAGGCAAATGACATCTGCGGATAATTACCGGCAGCAATATCTTCAAAGTGTTCCCTTGCGCTTGATGTCTTTGACAGGTCTGTAATGTGGTGCAGGCCATGTTCATCAATGTCAAGCTTGATTGTTCCGGCAGATGCTCTTGCATATACTCGGCCTTCATGGTCAATGCGGTACACAACATCCGTCATGTCTGCCTCGTCAAATGCTGTCGGCTCTATCTGTTCAAAGATAGGCACACCATCCATCTCAAAGAGCTTGTAAGGCTCAAAGGTGGATGCATAGCCTTCAACTAAAAAAGATGGCTCTGCGCCATCTTCTCTGACCTCAAAGGTCATGTTTCTGTATTCTCTTTCTTTACTCATTTGGTGTTTCCTCCAAATCACTTACATTCTTGTACTCGCCACGAATGGTGCGGATGTCTCCGCCTTCCACAGGTGACAGGTTAAAGACTTCTCTTGCCTCGTTTATGCTGAAGATGCCTCTGTCGGTCAATTGCGCTGCAACAGCCAACTTGTCGGCATTGCTCATGTACTGAAGCCTGTTGGATGTGAACATGACCGCATTGCCTGTTGCTCTTTCTCTTTCCGTGTACATGGCCTTTGTAAGACCATCTGAAAGAGCAATTGCAAAGACCTCAACACAGCCTTCATAGAATGCTGCCCAGGCATCACCATAAGCCTTGTTTTGCAGAACATCCTCATTCACACCGAAGTAGTTATAGACACTTCTGTTGATTTGATCCATTTGCGCTGAATCAACTGTGAATGGCTTGTTCTCATACTGATGAATATCCGTATAAGTATTTGGGAAAAGCAACATGCCGTCAGAATCCTCACCGAAGGCCATTGACCCAAATCTGTCTGCCTCTTTCTTCAGGTCAGCATCTTTGGTAAAGTTATTCATCTTTGCCCAAAAACGGAATGTCGCACCATTCTTGATGGCTTCTTCAACACCCTGTTTGTTAAGGTCAATCACCTTTAGTGTCGGGTCAAGTGCCGTGTTGGTCTCTCCAAAGAAATCCCTTTTGTATTGGTGCTGTGTAAGGATGACACATTCATTCAGGCGCACCGCACCGATGTCACCTGTGTTGAATCTGTATCTTAACCATATATCATTGTCATATTCAACAACCTCACACCTTGTAGGAAGTACTGTGTAATATCCTGTTGTTGTGAGGCTCTTATCCTTCACAGGAACAATGAATGCCGTGTTATGGATGTCAAGTATTGTTGATGTTCTTGACAGGAACTGTGGCCATGTCTGCCATTGATTCGGCCCTTGTTTCAGTTTGCTCTGAAGGCCCAATTTGGCAACCCCTGTCACATCAAATTTCAGTTTGCTGATGTGCCTTGCCCTCGCATAGATTGCTGCACGGATCAGCTCACTCTCATAAATTGACCCTTGCCAAGTGTGGAATACAGGCTTATATGGTGTAAGGGTCTTAAAAATCTCCGCACCCCTCACCGCATTCTGTTGTTTCCTGTCAGGTCTGAATATGTCGGTAAATAATGACATTATGTTATACCTCGCTTATTGCTACACGCTTCCAATGGAAGCCTCCGGCTGTCTTTCTATACCCAATCCCCTTACACGCTTCATATATGTTTGAAGGATTGATTCCAAGAAATCGCTTAACATCATGTGCATTGTGGTAAATCACACCTGTTTCAATGCACATGACAGGCATTGACCTTGCTTCTGAAACAGCCTTCCTTTGTTTCTCGTTATTTTTTCTTCCCTTTTGCGCCTCGCTCATTCTCGCCTTTGATTCTTTAGTGTGTTTGAATCCTGAATGTGCTGCGCTCATCTTTGACCTTGTTTCCTCGCTGTGGTGCTTTCCTTTCATCCCTGAACTACAATCTCCGCCATCGGTTATGTTGTAGCCATATTTGCGATTTGTTGCATGGTGCAATCTTATCAACTCAACTTCAATTGCCTTGGCTTGTTCTTCCGTCAACCCTTCGTATATAATCTCATGTTTGAAATTATCCCATCCATGTTTTTGAATCGCATTTGTGAGATAAGGATTGTTTTTATAGCCTTTTCCTTTTTTCCATCGTTCTTCAGGCTTTTGACAAGTTATCCCAATATAAACCTTTCCGTCAGGAGAAGTATGTTTATATACTGTGAATAAACTCATGTAGTTATCCCTCATTCTTTAACTGTTCGCCATATTCGGCATACCATTTCTGCCGAACTGTCAGCGCATCAAGTAACGCTGCCATTCCGTCAATGTGTGCTGTCTGTGAGATTTTAATCAATCGGCCTCGGCCTCTTTCTGTACTCATTTTGACCGCACTATTTAAAAAATGCATCTTCAACAGGTCATTGTCTCCAATGCAAATCTTTCCGTCTTTCATCAGGCCTTCGGCCTCTTGCATGACACCCCAAAGATTGTCACCTTGGTAAACATCATCACACTTGAATCCGTAACCTTGTAGGTCTTGAATCAAATACTGTGCGCTGTATCTGTCATAACCTATGACCAAAGGCAGAATTTCAAATTGCTCAACAAGGCTTACAAACCAATTAAAGCAATCATGATAATCAACAAAATTCTCACCTGATGGCTCAAGAAGGCCACGCTCTATGTATAATTGATAAGGCACACCATCACGATCCGTGGCCTCTTGTATTTTCTCTGATGGCAGCCAACACTTGCTGAACACATTCAGGATGCCATTTTTCTCAATCACAACACAGGCAGATGTCAGGTCTGTTGTCTGTGAAAGGTCTAACCCTCCAACACAGTAGCTGTGGGCAAAATCCTCAATGTGCAATTCCTCGCCCATGCATTTTTCAACTGTCTGTGTGGAAAGCCATGCTGTGGATGAATTCTGTTTCAGACAGCAATATTTTGTGATGAACTCGGTCTTTTTAGAAAGTGACCCTTCTGCTATGGCAATTTCCTCAAGTAGATAATCCACAGAAACAGACACCCCAAGATTTGGATTGCTCTTGCGTAATTCGTTGATGTCATTCCATTTTTCAACATCGTCAATCATGTACAGGAACGGCAGAAGCCTCTGTTCCTTGCTCTCGCCAAGCAGAAACCTTGTTGACCGCTTCACAAGCTCGTCATATATGCTGTCATTCTGATACCCTGATGTTGTGCAAGAAAGCAGAATGCTTGGCTCGTCACCCATTTCTCTTGCACCCATGCCGGATTTCATGACTTCATACTGTTTGAGACCGGCATCACCTTGCCAACTTGCCACCTCATCACATACCGTTAAAGACGGATTGAATCCGTCACTTTTCTTTGCGGAAAATGCGATTTTCTTAATCGTTGAATTAGTTTTAGGCAGATATATGTCACTCCGCCTTTTTTTAAC